TATCATAACCAAGAAATATACCGGCACTATTAAATCCAGCATTATTAGCTGTAACAATTTTACCAGTACTACCTATTGTAAGAGTATCTGTAACACTTAGTGCACCTGTATTTACAGTTATAGCCGAAAGTGCTCCAACTCTTAGTGCACTAAGATAAGGAGGGCCATACCAAGTTGTCTCATTAGTAGCTGTATTATAAATACCATCTACTTGATACAAACTTTGGCCTGATGTTAAAGTAGAGGGGCTTGCAGTCCATGTCAATCCAGTAAACCATGTTCCTGAAGGAGGATAAGCACTAGGTCCACTAACAACAGAAGTTGCTGGTGTACTTGCAGGTGTAGTTGTAGAAACAACATAAGCTATTCTAGCATTGTTACCATCAACTCCTGCTTTAATACCAAGTAAAGTTAATTGACTTCTAGCAAGTACTGGGTTAGTAGTAGAACCCTCTCTAATTTGTACTTCTACCTTATCGGGCATAGAACTAAATAATGCTTGAGGTGTATAAGTATAAGTAGCAGAAGTGCCGTTTTGAACAGAAGTCCCATTCTTTAAAAAATCATAGTAAACAGTGCCAGTAGTATTTAATGCTGTGGCTGTAATTGTTGCTGATGCAGGATTTGGTCCTGTTCCTGTTATAGCGTTATAAACAAATCCTTGAGCAGATGAAGTTATATCAACAGTTCTAGCATTAGTACCATTAGTTCCATCTAATCCATCCGATAGTACTAAAACAGTCTCTGTATCTAGTAAAGTCGTTGTACCTCCTGCTAAATACATTGCTACTCTAACTGCAACAACACCTACAGGTATAGTATAAGCCTTAGAAGATTCATTAGTTGAACTAGTATACTGAGTATTAAAACTAGTACCATCTGTACTAGTAGAGATAATAAATCTACCCGCATAAGCTGCAGGAGTACTATTTCCATCTACAATATAACTAGAAAAAGTTATTGAGGCTGGTACTAACGTTCCAGCAGTATTTTTTCTAATTGCTTCTACTGAAGGACTTACATAATAATAATTAGCAGAATAAACTTTACTTAAAGTAAATACTCCTGTTAAAGTAGCATAACCAGAACGAGTTGCAGTAAAAGTAACTGTACCACTATCTACTGTAAATGTATTTACAGCATAACTTACATTTGATGTACCATTACCCGTTAAAGTACCTGTTACTCCAGCAGAAGGTGATGCAGAAATATTCCAAGAAGCAGTAGCATCTGTAACTCCTTCATAAATTTTTATAGTTGTAGTAGCATACGTTAAAACAGGAGAACCATTAATAACTGGAATAGATTGTGTTTCGTTATTTAAATCTAATCTAATTGCAGTAGATCCAGAACTTCCATCCGTACCATCTTTGATAGTTGGTACAGTTTCTAAATCTACTAAGCTTGTAGTACCTCCAGCAAGATACAATTCTCCTTTAATAAATTTTGTACCTGCAGGAACAGTATAAGATCTAGAAGATTCATCTGCAGAACTAGTAAATTGTAAGGTAAATGTTGAACCATCTGTAGAAGTATAAATTTTAAATCTACCGCTATAAGTTACAGGAGCATTTGTACCAGTAGTAGAAGTTGCACTAAAAGTAAGTGGATTAGGAGTAAATACGCCTGCTACTTCTCTAACTGCACCCACACTAGGAGTAATCTGATATACTGTACCAGCACCTGCAGTACCTGCTTTACTTTTAGAAAGAGAAAATCTTGCAGTTCTATTAGCAAAACCAGTTCTACTTGCTGTAAAGTCCACGTAACCAGTATCTGTAGTAAATCCAGTTACAGTATAAAGTTTATTTGGAGCACTATCAGTAAGGGAACCAGTTATTCCAGCACTAGGAGTAGCAGTGATTGTCCACAAACTTGTGACATTAGTATCTCCAGAATAAACACTAATTAAAGTATTTGCTCCAGTTAATACTGGACTAGATCCATCTGAGTTTGCAGACACCGTATGATTTTCATTACTTAAATCTACTCTAGTACCATCTACTACAAGTATCCATGTAGTTGTAGATGCATTCCATCTATACAAATTATTATCTAGAGTATGAATAACGGTTTCTCCGTCATAGATACCCGTACCTGTAGTTATATTTATAGATCTAGTACCTGTGCTTCCTGTAACAGTTTGAACCCACTGTGATCCATTCCAGTAAAACATTCTAGAATCTGTGGTTCTAAACCACAGAGTACCAAGGGTAGGACTTGGAGGAGCTGTAGCAGAACTTACAACTTCTGCTGACTTACCAAGAACCCAGACGTTATTTTTATATGTATAAATATATCCATCTGTACTTAATAATACAGTTCTACCCTCAAAATTAGAAACATCTGATATACTTGGTAATGCCGAAAGATATTCAATTTGTACATTTTTATTAGCTACAGTGTCATAATAAGCATCTATAGTATAAATTAAACTAGTTTCTCTAGTAACTTTACCGATTATAGTTTCAGTACTATTATTAGGAAAATACGTAGGAGTACTAACCTGTCCAGTATTTGTAATAACCTTATTTACAAGTATCTGTGTACTAGAAATATACCTATTTAAAATACACCATTCATAAGATGTTCCATTATAAACCCTTAGTGGATGCCCTTCTTTTTGCGCAAGAAAGGAAAAATTTGTGCCACTAGCTACAGTTAATAAAGTACCATTTACTGTAATAGTTGTTGCAAGATTAGTAAATTCTGCTGTAGGAGATGCATCTGTAACATCCCAATAATACCTAATAGATGAATTACCTGCTGCAGTTACTTCTTTTAAAAGTTTAAAACCTGATGCAGTATCAAAAACTAGAAATGCCTCTTCTCCAACTGAAAGATTGTTTATAGTTAAACTAAAATATGCCATTATCTAACCTCTGTAGCAGTACCTAAACCGGCACCTATTCCTGTTGCAGTAAACTGAACTCCAACCGTATTAGAAGCAGCACCAACTGAAGTCCAAGGTGTTGCGGAAATCATTGCAGTAGCAGTACCTACTGTTGAAGACTGACTTAGTGTATAAGTGCCTGTAGTACCTGTTCCTGTTCCAAAAGCAGTAACAATAGAATTTCCTGTAACTCCAGTACCAGTAATTAAGCTTCCAACTGTAATACTACCATTAGAAACTGCACTTACTGTTAAAGTAGTTCCTGATATAGTACCTGTAAAGTTAGCCTGTCCTAAAGTTAGAATCTTGTATACTCTACCAACTATTAAACTTCCTGCCTGAACTATATTTAACTCAGAACCAGAAGCTCCAATATAAGTATAAGCATTTCCTCCTGTTGTTATATTAGCACCACTAATAATTAAAGGAACTGTAAAAGATCCACCTTTAGATAGGTTCAACTTAGTAACTTTTCCTGCAATATCATTTTCTCCTATAACGGTTACAATAGTATATGTAGGTGTTGAAGTGGTATTATTTGTTAATACTGCTTGTATAGTAAACTCATATGATCCTTCTGGCATATTACTAATTTTATAATTAGTATTTGTAGTAGTAATAATTTCTAGTTTATTAAACAAATAATAACTTATTCTATATTCTTTTAAATCCTTATCTGCACCTACTAGTGGCCTATCCCAAGAAAGATTTACATCGGTTTGTCTAGCTGCTGGAGAGTTTTCACTTTCTCTATTAGAGCTAGAATAAACAATATTTGCTAAAAAGTTTCTGACTGGAGACACATAATTTGTTACATAGACAGGAGCATCCGAGATAAATGTTTCATCAATAAGATCAAACTTTAAGTTATAATGTTCGCCAGCTTTTATTTCGTAAGCACCAGGACCTGTTTCTGCTATAGAAAACACTTTATAAGGTTTTGCACTTCCAGTTAGTGTAGCTCCAGAAGAAGTATTTTTAGCAACTAGCCCCCAGATATGCTCTGACTGAGGTGCAACACTAAAGGCAGGTGATATAGTTAATGTTGTAATACCTGTACCTGAAGCAGTTGTTACTGCTCTACTTTCTAAGTGCATATCTGGTTGCCAGACTACATTTACAATATTTCCACTGTCATCAATTACGTTAGAAGCAGCTTCTTCTGTAGTTATGGAAGTTAAAATATCTCCTGCTTTATAAGTCGTTCCTCCAATAACAACACTAGGTTCTGCAACTGTAGCTGCTGCTCCATCTATAAGAGCATATAGTGTATAAGTAAAACCAGCGGTTAAATCTATCGCTTTATCAATAGTAACAGTAGTAGTAGTTGAGCTAACAATTCTACCAGAATACCTTAATAGATTTCTGTCAGCGTCTTGGATATTTACAATATCTCCTGGTCTGATAAAACCTGCATTTTCACCTGTTTTAAATGATACGACCTCTTTTTGCATCTTATTGCTAAGAAGCTTCCATAAGCCGTATCTACGAGCTTGTCCTCTAGAAGATGCTCCAAATGCTTGTACAGAGTCTTGTATGATTTTTCCAGTGGAGATTATACCTTCAATATCATCTACAAGTTCAATTTCTTGTTCATAGAAATTGTTTTTATCATTGAAAGTTACAGCTATTTGATTAGTTCTAGTTTTACTGCCAGTACCTTCATAAGCAAAGAATCCATCCACAATATTGCCTTTAGTAAAAGTATATACTGGCTCTTTTGGACGATCACCATCAATTACTAACTGACCTTCTAAGAAGTAGTTAGCAGCGAGCATAATAGTGCAAAAATCTTTAATAAGCTTGTAGGCTTCTACAGGTTCAGTAAGATATGCAGCACATGTAAATCTAGGTTCAAATCCTCCAAACCCATCTGGGACTAGCTCATCACAATATCTAGCTTGAGCATACGCGGCCCATTTATTTATAAGACTAGCATCTATATAATTGCCTAAGCCAAAGCGATTATCAATTAAAAGTTGTCGTAAAACCCATACTGGATTATCACAGTAAACTTTACGGAAATTACCTGTCCAAACTTGATATGTACCAGTATCTGCTCCAGTAGAAGAATTTCTAGTATATTTAGCTACGCCAGTATTAGATTCTCTTCTTGTAATATAGTTATCAGGAACTTCGCATCTAATACCATAGCAGTGGTAAGCTCTTTCTGGAAACTGTCCAGCAAATTCTTCGCTATCAAACATTACAGCTGCATAAGCACTATAAGGATAACTAAGTTTATCATTTATATATGCTTGAACACTTTTTAAGCTAGTTTCATTGTAATAATCTATAGCATCTAAAGTATAATTTACTGGAGTAACTCTTCTTATTACAACTCTAAAATTAGTAAAAGGTTTAAATTCCTCTATACTAAATCTAAATTCAAAATCAGTGCTTTTTTCATATTGGCCAGAAATATTACCACTAGTATTAAAATTAGGAGCAAAATTACTGCCTCCCCAAATCCAATAAGGTGCAGCATTTACTTCTGTATCAGTAGGACCAAATATTACTCTTTTAGAATCATATACAGTAGTACTTCCAGTAGTATTATATTCAAATATAATCTGAAAAGAAACGCCTGCACCACCTTTTTGCTGAGTGCTACTCCTCATACTATAAAGGCTAGTAGCATTTATAGTTACCATAATCTCGTCTATTTCAGTAGCTACTCCACCTCCAGCTGCTAATAATGTTGCAGAGGTTACAGCAACTTCAGGACCACCTGTAGCACCTGATGGCAATACAGCCGTATCTTTATTCATACGAAGTTTGCCAGTATTTGCGCTAAACCAAGAGCTATACTGTTTTATTTCAGTACTAGGAGTAACACCATAACTAGCAGTAGTAAATCCTGGTATATTTTCAATAGGGCTTTGATTTAATGTACCTGGTCTAAATGCAACTCGTGCAAACTTCCAGTTTGTGTTAGAAGGGTCATCCGATATAATATTTGTTACTGGCCCAACCCAAATTCTAAAAGACTGACTTACTCTTGGGCAAGCAATATCTAATGTAAAATTATTAGCTCCAACTGTTGCATAACTATAATGATCAAAAGTTATAACAGCACCATTAACGGCTGTACTTATGGCTGGAAGAACAGAACCTTGGGTAGCACTAGTATATCCTACTAAATAACCTTCATAATCTGTACCATTTGGACCAGCTCCAACTATTCTTATTTTTTGATCTAAACCAGACCATCCTTCTGTAATATCTTTACGCATAGCAGCTTCATTGAAAAAGCTGGTGGCGGTGGTAATTGTTGTAGCACCAGCAGATAGATTACCTGTAGTACTACTAGCATATCCTTTTTCTATTAAAATGCCTCTTTTTGTACCAGATGCTAAACTATGTGTTGTAGTAATAGTGGTTCCAGTAGCATTTACTGTACCAGTATAATAATTAGATTGAGCATCCTGAAGAACATTGGAATTAGCAATAGGTACCCTATTCAAGAAAACAGAACCTATACCTTCTTTTAATTCAATCTCTCCTTCGCTAAGAAGATCAAAAACTATTGCTGTGGATTGATTAGTAGGCAAATCTATTCTCCTGTTCGTCTTCCAATATCTGTGTTACAATATTAGCATTTGCAGTAATAGCAGCATTTCCAAATCTAGGAGGATTATATGTGTCTAATTCGTATCCTGGACTTGCTGGGTTAATTACTCCGTTTAATAGGTTTCTATAAGACTGTGTATAGGTTCCTAGGTTTCTATGAATTCCTCCTACTGTACCAGAACTCATAGTTATTCCACCTATAATCATTTCTCCACATAGAATAGGTACTGGATTTCCTTGCGCACGTATATTTTCTGGGCCATTAAATGAGTAGATCTCTGCTTCATCTTTTGCGGGATCTGGAGCCATAAGTTCTGCTAAACCTTTAAGTGAAAGATTTACACCAATTGCTGCTACAGTTAATTGTGCTACAGTAAAAAGTTCTGGACTTAGTGCAGCCATTGCTTTAATAGAAGCAGGTAGTAGTTCTGGAGCAAGAAAAGCAAATGCTATTATAGCAATACCACTAATTATTTTACCAACACCTTTACCACTACTACCAGCAGCAATAGGAGTAATAACAATACTATCTGCCGTTATAGGAACAAGTAGATCTTCAACATCTGCATAGTCAGAACCTAACTGAACAGTTAAACCACCACCACTTTCTGCTAGATCTATAATATCTTTTCTAAGTTCAGGATAGTTTGCTTCTATACATTGAAAAATTTCTGATGGCATAGAAGCATTTATATTCCAAGTTCTACCATACTTTTCGGCTAGAAATCCCTCCAGTATTACTTCCTTCATATCTATAAATCCCGTCTAAGTGAGGTGCCCACAATGGATATAGGCTTTCTCTACATGATAGTCTGCCAAAGGCATGGTGAAAAATTAAATCATCGCCTATATAAACTGCTAGATGATTTGGTACTGTAGATAATACTTTAAATGTTAGCAAATCTCCTGGCTCAATATTATCTACTTTTTTAAATGGCCAGTTTGTTATTTCTTGTCCTATATAGTCTTGATCTTTTTCCCACCAATCATCTTCCCAGTGTAATGCTCTTGGTGGTGTAACTATTCCTTGTAGTAAATACCAATCTCTAGCTGCTTCAAAACAATCTGTAACCCCAAAAGCATATTCTCTACCAAATAAAGTATTATATTCTTTAGGATAAATTATATGACAAGAATCGTATTCTACATAGTAAATAAGATAAGGAATTTTTAGAGAATCACAAACTGCAATATCATGTTCACTAGGCTCATTTCCAGTTGGATGACTATGCACTACAAACTGAATATCTCCTGATAGAGAAAGTTTTGTAAATTCAGTAGGCTCTATAACAAAACTGTACTCACCATCAGCTATATTAGTACAAGGATGATATTTTGCTTTTCCTCTTCGTATTACTACAAGACCACAACATTCTCTAGGATATTCTTGTATTGCGTGTTCCTTAATAAGTGTTAAGTCTACGGGAAGCTGGGAATCCCCCAAATGGTAATACTGCATCTTTATTCTCCACAGTAGAAGCTATAGTAATAGGTTGTGCTGTTGTAAAAGGTTTAGCTCTATACCTAGAAGCACAACTAGAAAGTTTCTTACCACATATATCTGCTCTTTTCCAATAAAGAGAATCATATGCGGGAGCAACATTAAGATTACTTCTTACACAGGACCAAATAGAGCCATTATAAGAAACTAGGTCATTATAAATATCGCCTTCTTTATAAGAATAATAAGTAGTAGCACTACTCCAAGTAGAATATACTTTAACACGTCTACAATTTGAAGTGGTTAAAGAAGCGGGTGTTGTGCTAGAACGGGCTTGCCAATAATCAAACATTCCCGATGGAACTGCTGTTACTGATCCGTCTATATTATATCTATTTAGTGCTTTTGCTACTTTATATAGGTTATCTAGAACTATTGCTCCTGAAGTCCATGCTGCAAAACTATTAGCATTTGACAATAGAAGATTATTTCTTATGTCAAAATAGGCAGTTACACCATTAGTAGTGTTATTCCAGCCACAAGCTCCAGTAGGCATTGTAAAAGTTAAACCTTGGTAAGCCCATGAACAGTTATTTGGGATAACCTGTCTAGAGGGAACAGTAACGCCTTCTAAGTCAAAAGGATTAGCAAGTTCAAAAACTACTGATAAAGCAGTTTCTGCCTGCAATCTATCTATAACATATACCTGTAGTGGAAATTCTGTTGGAGCTCCTGAACCAGGTGCTGAAGCAGGTGCTATACCTACTTGAGAAGCTAGTGTGCGTCTTCTAGTAAGTCTTGCTCCTACTAGTGCATCATTGTTTGTACCAAGTGCATCGCTAAAAGTGGTGAGAACATTAGCTACCGTAAGAGTAGGTCGATCTAGTGCGCCTTCCATAGATTGACTATATCCAGAGAATTCTATGGGAAGTTTAGTGTATGTTCTTTGCGTATATGGAGAAGTTTCGTCTCTAAAAGTTACATCTTGATAATAAGAAGTAAAATAGTAATTTGTGCCGTTTTTTGTTAGGCGAAATAACTCTACAAAATCTGATGTAACTCGTTGTTTATTTACTTCTAAATTACTCATAAGTAGACTAACTCCGCTTCTATTTGCATAGAATAAAATTTAGATGAACCAAGTGTTACATTCCAACTATTGATTATTAGATTTTTAGTTCCTTCTGGGAATGTAAAAGTTACTTTCGTAGTACCTTTCATGGAAGTAAACCACGAGATTAAAGATTGAATATCTGCTGCGGGCTTATTAATAAGATTAAAAGAGAACTTTTCTGTTACTGGATTTATGCCATCTGCTAGGACTTGTTCTAATGGACTTTCTGATACGCCTTGTCTTTGCACTGATACATTTTTAGATAGAGTGGGATACCTATCTACAGTAACTGTCTGCCCTGTAGAAATTGGGTATCCTCCAGGGACTGTAAAAGTTATCATCTGAACGTCTCCGTGAAGGTAGCTTGAAGACTGG